TTTCACCAATGTCCAAGCGTTCGATCATGCGTTTAATAATCCAACCGATAACTCCAAGGGCAATAGCTAGAGCGGTATTCAAAAGTCCCGATAAAGATTCAATCATGGCATTAAGGTTCGTAGTAACCGTTAATGTGTACTTTTCTTGTCATGTTAACATCGTTTATACCACCGCTACTTGAGTATATATATAAAATTTGAAAAAACGAAAAAGTTAAAATTTCATTAGCTTGTATTCTATTGAATGCCGTAAGGTCTGATTCTCTATCAATTTGTTGTTGGCTTATTATATGATTACTAGCATCGTGACATATTTTTATAGCTTCCTCACCTAAACTAGAACCTCCACTAGAGAATCCTAATTGCATTTTAACACCTGTAGCTAAAGGACTTACTATACCTGAAAAGACTAGAGGAACACCAGGATGGGATGAAACTAACTGACCATCTATGGAATCCTGAGCATTCAGTCCTACCCACATTGTATTTGTAGTAGCTCCGTCGATAGCAATGCTGGTTATTTTTAACCAACGCTTAGTACTAATAGCTCCTGATGTTCCTGTTCCTAATGTTACTATTTCCGTATCTGGTCCGACTCCTTCTACAGTTCCTGATATTGTCACAGTCCTTGCTGATTCATTAGCTACTGTAGAGAAATGTATTAAATGACCTGCTTCTCCGTGCCACGTACCACCTGAAGTAGCAGCACCGTCTAATGTTAAATTACCTGGTAAAGTAGGAGTTTGGGCTGTGGCGATAGCGTCCATATCAAAACTGTGAGCTGTTTGTAATGATATGTTATCTTGACTCACAATACCGTTACCATCAGCAAAATTAAACATTTCAGCACGATCTATATAAAAGGAACCAAGATATACATAGTTGCTTTTAGATTTAGGGGCTGGAAGTATCCAATCGAATTGTCCTAAAGTCCCAGCAGAATTAAGAGTTACTGTGGAGTTAGTTGAGTCTGTTATAGTAGTCTTTCTACCTGACCAGCTATTAACTCTATCATCTATTTTTTCAGTAATAATTAAACATTCAGCACCGTTTAAAGCATCATCACTCCAGTTATAAGTAGCGGATGCTAACACTCTATGTCCTGTGGTATCTGGATCAACTCCTAATACTTCATTTAATGTTACTACATTACCAGAAACAGAGTTAACTTGGAGAAAAGGAACAATCTTAAATACAGCGTTAGCGTCTCCATCATCAGCCACTGCAAACACTGCATACCATTCTCTAGTTTTATTAGAACTTTCGTACTCCAAGTCAGTAGCTAAAGAAGCATACGGATAATCTCCGCTTATTGAAAATTTCTTACCTGCTTGTTTCTCGTACAGTCCTTGAAACCTAAAACCACACATAGATACTTCTTTAAGTCCTTTGAAATAAACAGATCGAAAGTCTCTATATTGCATGGTAGGACGAGACACCATAGCACTTATCAATGCGTTCGATGATATGTTCGATGCATTTGTTGCTATGTTACTAGCGTTGGTAGATATATTCGTAGTGTTGGTGGATATATTACTAGCGTTCGTTTCTGTGTCAGCAGCCCAAGCTCTTAGTTGTTTAAGAGTACCACCAGTAGAAGTAACATCGTACCCACCAAGTGATACAATAGCAGGACTACCTCCAAGAGCTATAGCGTTGTCTATTGTTTGATCGACATAACCTTTATCAGCAGCGTCAGTGGAAGCTGTAGGAGTACCAAGGTTTATTATCTTGTTATCTTCAGCGTCGTAGTCAACCCCTCCCTTTTTACTAAGGAGTTCACCACCGGAACCTTCAGCTGCTTCTTGAGATAAATAAAAACCGTGTAAGTAACTTCTATCAAGTTCGCTTTCTGTAAGTACTGAACCGTTTTGGAAATCAACAAGTGGATCAACAGTTGAACTATTTCTTGCTACCTTTACAGAATTACCTACTGATACATTACCTGCTGATATGACAACTTTCTGAGGAGATGTGGTTATTGTGTAGTTACTGGAAGATAATAAACTCCCTTGAACATAAACCTCTATTAACGCATTCCCCGCATTATCAGATAGATAGGGAAAAGAAAAAGAAAAGCCATTAGCAACTTGATCTGCTGTGGCGGTGTAATCTTGAAATGAGATTGCCATGATAATATATTATTAACTATTGAGTTAGGAGTTCAAGCACTTAGTCAAGAGCGGGTAACATTAGTTCCTTCATACCTTTAGTGCGTTCAGTTCTTCTTTTGCGTTTTTCTTCCACGCCTTCTATTCTTACAAATTTCTTCCAGGATACACCGTCCTCGTCGACATAGTTATTATATCTCCGATCTTCTTTCATCTGATTCCAAAAGTGATTTCTGTATTCACTTATTAACGATCCTAGTAAACCTATTTTAGTATATTCTCCATCAACAGATTGTCCGTAGTTAGCTGCTTGTTTATATTCTTTGGTACGCATTAACCTACTGACAGCTCTTCGTAAAGTTAATCCTTCATAGTATTCTCCGAATATTGTAGTATCTTTTCTTTTAGTACTCATTAAATCTGAGTAAGCTTGAAACAACGGATAATCAGTTGATGAGTTTCTGAATTTTCTTATATCAATATCACCCTTTAAACCTGCCTTCCTGTAAAAATCTTGCTTACCTACAGGTTCCCTAAAGTCTGCAATAGCATTTATAACTGCATCATTTTTCAATGTAGATGTGTAAATAGGATTTACTAGACCAAATAACCCTGGGTTTTGATACTTACGCTCTACCTTTTCACCAAATATATTTCTTTCATATCTTTGATTCGTCATCCCTACTCTTTGTCTTAACTTCTCCCACAGTCCTAAAGCGTACTCTTGAAACTCATCGTTAAGTGTGTTTAGCTCTCTTATAGGTCTAGGAAAGACAGTACTTATTTGACTCGCTATGTAACTTTCTACTTTTCCTTCTGAGGTGTTAGGATCCAGTACATCTAAAATATCACTAAAACCTCGTAAGAATGTTTTATTTTTAAAATTATGAATAAAAGAAAGTAGTAATGTATTAGCTAAAGAAGAATCGTCTTCTGTTGGTGTGTCGTTTGAAAACTGATAGTGATGAAAAACATCAACATAAGCTGACAGGATAGTTGATATAGGTTCTAATCTACTGTAATCAAAACTTCTATCTCCAATGTAAATATGATTAGGTTTCCAGTCCGCATTGTTTTTTAACAACCTTTTCTTTTGCTCTGGAGTTAGATGAGCACCGGAACCTGTTATTCTACCAGCAGCTGCTACATGGGTTATACCTACAACTAAGGCTGTCCCCAAAAAGAAATCACCTAAAGCTTCTGCTTTTATCTCAGCTTGTTTTAAAACTAAATCTCTCTTGGTTGCTACTAAATCTTCTCTTTGTTTTATAAAGTCTTCTTTTAAATCTTTAGTTATTGTTTTTGCATTTAAAGCTTTAGTTACCTCATCTATCCTACTCTGAACATCTTTAATTGCTCGTTGCGTTGGGGTTCCTACTCCTATTTTCCCGGTACCCATGTACAGTAAATGTCCAAACCTAGCTGCCGGAAACTTATCAACAGTCCACTGAGCTATTATTGTAGGAGTTTTTATAAAGGTTGCTACAAGCCATCTTGCTGCTACTTTTGTTGGGTTTATATATGGGTCATTGAATTTAGATAGTAAATCATCACCACCAGCCCCACCAGTCCTAGTCCACCTAGCAATGCCTTCGCCTATTTTAGATATGTATTTATCTGCATATTCTTGCCTAAAAACCGTAGCTAAAGCTAACTCCCTAACGTCGTTATTTTTTTCTATATCAGCCCACTTAAAAACATTTCCTTCCTTTACTATTGCTTCGTCTATATTTTCTTTAACGAACTTTTCAAGAGCTTCTCCTGTTAAATCTTTCTCAATACCTTCCTTTAGATATTGTGCTCTTAAATTACGCATTGCCGAAATATAAAGAATAGGTTGGTCTGCTACCCCCATAGCCCTGAAACTCGCTGTCAACATAGGGAATAAAGATTTACCAAATCCGGTCGTTGCTTCTTCTAAAACTGCATCCTCTAGGACCCGTCTTAAAAGACTGTCTGTCTCTGGTCTTTCTATTCCGTATTTTTTTACTAATCTCTCTAAAGACTTTTTATCTTTAAAGTTTATCTGAAATGGTCTGTTGTTTTTCAAGGAAGTCGATACACCACCTACAAGTTCATCGTGACTCTTTAAAGCTTGAGGCATGAACGCACCTTCCTCTGCTCCTAAAGTTTTTAATGATTGTTTTAAAACGCTGAAAGCATCTGCGAATGAAGTTAGGTAAACACTGGTAGCCCTAAGTTCAGCTAAAGCTAACTGATGTGCTTTTATTTCGTTACTTATCTCCCCTAACTTTTGTAAGTTTTTTGTTTTAAAATATGTTTTAAGAGCTAACTCTAGAGGTTGTGTTATTGATTGTAGTAAGCCTGAGAAAATACCGATCGTAACAGTTCTAAAACCCATCAATAAACCTGTGTTAATCCTGAAAGTTTCAGCAGCTCTTATGGCTAATTCGTAATTTGATTTACCGTAAACTCCGTATCTACCATTGGCTACAAGTTCTCTTAAAAACGATTCATTGAAAGCATTCTTAGCAGCTATCTCTTCATTCTTTAATCTATCTGTTAATACTTTTCTCGAAGATTTTGCTTCTTCTTTAAGTTGTTTTATACCATCTGGGTCTACCTCTACTTTTCTTGCATTAACTTTTAGATACTCTTTTATCTCAGCTAGACTTTTATCAGACATTTCGTCCAATTCTCTGATTTTATTCTTTAAAGTATACTGCTTGTACAATTCTTTAGATTTAAAGTTTCCTAGTACACTATCCCTAACGGAAGCTATGGTGTTAGATAACTCTACTCTAATAGTGTTAAGTAAAACAGATTTCTCTGCCGGGCTTAGTTCTTTAATTTTTCTCGATAAATCTCCCATAACACGAGTCACTAGTTCTCTTTCACTGCCTGTTTTTACAGCTTCTCGTATTTGTTTACCGATATTATCTATTTCTTCTCGAAGTATTTTTTGTACAATTTTATCCCTATTAGGCAAGCTGTCTATAAACCTTTGACTATTAACACCTTCCTTTAAGTCTTCTAAAATCCTTAATGATCTCTTTACATCTGCTGCTGGTATTTTTTCAGCTTTAGTTATGTCTGTTATTATTTGATCTATAGCTTCTCTATATTTAGCTGGATTTTTAATTACATCCTGAACATCGCTTAATGCCGTCTTTACTTTAGCTGCTATCTTCTTTTCTCCCTTTACTGCACCCTTAATAGTAGCTGACACTCTGTTTGAAAATAATTCTAAAGATGCTTTATTAGTAGGTTGTTTAGTTCTTAATTCTTTTAAAACTTGGTCGCTTATTCTTTTCTTATATCTGCCCCATATAGTATTAACACTACTTTCAGCGGTTAAGTTAAACTGTTTGTCTAAGGCTTTAGAAAAATTGCCTGTTTCAATAACATCTTCAATAAGATTCAGCTCAGTTCTAATATTCCTTACAATGTTTTCTCCTGGGTTTTTACCAGCTTTAACACTGCCTATCAAATCTAGGATTCTATCTATGTTATCTAACTCAGCTCTAACTTGTGGATTGTATTTAAAAACACCAGTTAAATCTATTTTCTTGTTCCTCCTAAAAGCATTCAACGATTGACCTGAAAAATGAGCAGCTCTAGCTCGTATGTCTACTAGTTTGCGGTATCTTAGAAACTCATCCTCTAAAGTTAATACTTGTTTTTTAACTTTCTCAAAACCTTTACCAATATTTGTTTTAGACTCTTGTTTTAAAACTGCATCAAGTTGATTGATTTCGTTAATTGCAGCACTAATTTTGGGTGTCAATCGATTACTTAACTGAGCAGTTTCTTTAGTCAGAGCTTGCACTTGTTGGGGCCAATTTTCTTTACCTTGTATAACAGCTAGTACTTCATCCTCTGGGTCTAACTTAGGCTTTGGTTCTTCAACAACAGGAGCTTCTACTTCCGGTTTAACTGGTTCTTCTACTTTAGGTACTTTTGGCTCCTCAGGTTTAATATTAAAATCATTTTTAGTCGGATTAACTTGTTCCCTCAAATCGGATTTAATAGCGTTCTCTTCTTCGACTGCGTCTTTTAAATCTTTCAACGCTTGCTCTGGGTCGGCTTTTCCTTCAGATGCTTTACGAACTTCCCGTAGTGCATCTATCTTTTTCATCTGATTATTAACAATCCGACTAACCCCCTTAACCGTAAAACCAAGCCCCGCTAATCCAAAATTAACACCTGTGCCTATAGCTCCTCCGATGTAAACTTCTTTAATTCTTTTTTCTACGGCTTCTCTTTTGTCTAAGTCATCAACATCTGTTCTTATATAATCAGCTACTACACCTCGTGCGAAACCTTGTGCTCCAATTTGAAAAACTTTAGAAAGCTTTTGACCTAAGTTTGTGCCTTCTAATGTCTCCTTAATCGCAGTTAATCCTTTTTTTATCTTCGGTAGTTGAGCAGGGAGTGTGGCAGTCTTTGTTAATACAGTACCAGGACCAAAGAAAGAAGCAGTCCAAGAAGCTATATCTGTAGTAATATCAACAACAGCACTCTTGGGATCACCAAGCCATTCATCTTCCCACTGTGCTTCTTCCCCTAATGGGATGTATTCGTTTATTGCGTTGTATAAGTCATCAGCTGTCCTTAAACCAGTTCTTTGAATTATTTCAGCAGCTGGTTTATGTTTGGTGAGATATGTAGCTGTAGCTTGTCTAACCCAAGGATGCCAAAACGGTTCATCTTCCCGTGGTTCTATTTCTTCCTCAGCGACTGCATCGTCCTCAGTAAAAGACGGAACTTCCGAATATCTAGGTAATAGTGTTTTTCTATCATCTTGGACGGGGGCGGTATCAACAGTGCCTTTCTCCTGCTCTTCACTGAAAGATGAAACCTCCGGATACCTAGGCAACAACCTATTTTCTATTTCGTCAGCCACTTAAATCTTAATTGTTTGATTGTTTCTTTAATACCTGGTACTGAGCATCAGCCACAGCTTTTATATCCTCAACACTAAAAACACCAAACGCTTCATTCCATTTACTGAAAACAGGATAATCATCTAAGTTCCTTTCGGCTTTTGGTGTGCTTGTCCATTTCTGGATTTCTACCTCTAAAGCATCTAGCTCATTATTTAAAGTGGATATATCAGAATAAAAAGGAGTCTCCCTAAAATCTAAATCATATACACGATCTTTTTCGATTATGTATTTACTAGGATTAGGATACCCCCATTTTCTTCTCATCAATATTAGCGGATTCTCCAACGCAGCATTGTCTGTCCTACTTGCAACATCAAATACAATTTCAGCTTTACTCCATACTTTTTTCCTATCAGATAGTCTATTTAAACCTAGCTCTTCTAAGTCTACTTCCCTAATTATATCTAACTCTTTTTCAGCTTTTATTTCTTCTTCTGTATAAGGTCTAAAGTCAACCAAACCTTCAAGAAAACCTCTTTCCAATTCTTCTAATACTGGGGTTATAATTTTTTCTATTGTATCTTCAGCTGTCTCTTCTGTTATTTGATCTATTGAGCCAAGTAATGATTCACCTGGTTTTAGTTTTCTAGTCTTTTCTAGTAATCCTCTTTCGTAGTTTTCCTTAAATTCAATGTTATCCCGCCAGTTATTTAGTACGCCTGACTTGATGGTTTCAAATTCTTTTTTAATTAAGTCCAATCTATTAGGCTCTGCTTTTAATTTTATTTGTTCCTCTTTTATCAATCTATTAAATTCATCTTTAAAAGTAGGGCTATATTCCTCCATAATGCCTTTATAAAAATCTGACGGTTTACCTTTGTATACTTCCTTTATCTGTTCTTCTAAACCCCGCTCAAAGCTACCGAAATAATTTTTATAGCTTTCATCTCTTTCAAACCAAGTGTTTTCTTCTTCCTCAAGATCTATTCTAGCAGCAAGAGCCTTAGCAGCGGGATCAGTTATAGGTCCGCTCGGATCATAAGAGTCTAATATATCTTTAGTCTCAAGCCCTCGCCCCACTCCTTCTCTTAAAGCATCTCCTAAATCTTCTAACTCAACCCTGGATAATGAAGCTCTTTTCCTATCTTGCCTCTGTACAATCGCACGGTCCATTCTAGGTAACGCCAAACCATAAGCTTCTCTCTTAGCGTCATTATTAAAATACAATCTAGTATAAGAAAGTAATCTAGTTGGTGATCCTGATTTCAGTAACTCGTTTGCTTCTTTTTCTATATCACCCTCAAAACCTACATCTCTCAGAAATGCTTGAACTGCTAATAAACTAGCATTGTCTACACTTTCCATTCCAGATGGACCGTCAGCTACTGGTTGTAAAGCTGCATTAAATACAGTCATTATATCATCTGAATCAAACTCAACATCCTTTTTAATAGCCTCTTTTACTTGTTGGATTTGAGATTTAAAAGTTAAAGTTTCTTTTCTAATATAAGCGTTAGGTCTATTTATATTTCCTAACTTACCGCCTTCGCCTGTTAAATCTACATTTGTTATAGCATTTAAAATCTTTTCAGCTTTGTCCGGTTGTTTTTGAAATAACAGATCGCTTACAGCTGTCTTCGCCATTCCGTTCCAAATTAACTCAACCATCCTAGACCTTGGTATACGATCCTCTTTAGCTCGTGCTTCCATCCAAGTTTTTAAGCTATTCTCAAAGTCTGTATAGTCGTCCTCTACACTAGCCTCTAGTATCTGATTAGGAAATATATCATTAGCATCCTCAATAACTAAGCTTTCGTTGTACTCTTGAGTAGCTTTATCTCTCCGCTTAACAGCGTTGTTATAAAAACTATTCTCGATAGATTCAGAGTAATCAGCAAAACCCTGCATAGCGAATTGAGAACCACCTAACTGCTCTGTTATCTTCTGTCTTTCTTCAGCTAATATATTCTCTATGATGTCTGCATCACTGTCTAGGTTCTGAGTTACCTCTTCCATCCTAGAGTTCAGTGCATTCATGTATGTAGTCCTAGCTTGTCTCTGACCAATGCGTCTACGAAATGCTCGTTGATAACCAACAAGTTGTGATCTAGGTAACAACCCTTGCTCTACTAACTTCTCTCCTGTTGCATCTAACCCTTCAATCGATTGCTCAAGATCAGCAGTAGCTGCTTCCATTTCACCACGCTCTAATCCTTTTTCGTACTGGAACTTCTGAACTTGACCGTATGCTTGCAGTGCTGGATTAACTTGACCTAAAGCATCCGCTAAATCCATCAACTTGTTACGACCAGCTCGTTGCACCTGAATGCCGTACTGACCTGCTCGTTGAATGGTAGGCTGAATACCAGGAGCAACATCCCCTAGTCCTTGTACTTGTACTCGTTCCTTAGCCATTAGCTTTGCATTCTTTTAATTTCTAAACCTGTACGATAACCACTAAGACCTCCTTGAAGAGCACCTAATCCAGCAGTAAGAATGTTTGGTCTATCTATTGGTTGTGACAATCCGATCTGACGCTGCTGTGTAGCAAACCCTGCTTGTTCAAGTTGCATACCAGTACCTATAGCTCCCAACTCTTGTTGTCTAGCTAACGCACTACGATACCCAGCTTCCTGTCTCATATAGTCATCCATCAACGCTTGAACAGATGCACCTGCTACACCAGCTTCTCCAGCTGATACTCTAGCTCTAGCAAGTGCTGCTTGTGATTTACGACTGACTTGTTCAAGTTCTCGTCCAACAGCTTCCTGCTCCTGTGCTTGACGCATACGAAGAGAGGTTTGTTCTTGTAGGAATCTCTGACGCTCCGCAGCTGCTGCTTGTGCTTGGTATCTTGCTTGTGCTCTAGCTTGCTTCCGCTGCCCTGCATATTGAGCAACTGAAGAACCGACGGCTATTGCTATTGATACTGGATCACACATGTGTTACTTCCTCTCTAATATAAATGACAGATAGTTCTCGTACTGACAATCGTTAAACTCAGCACCTAACCACTCCAACCACCTAATGCTCAGTGTGTTACTACGCATGACAAAGTTAGTTAAGTAATCAAATCCATTCAGTAGTTCCTGCATCCGCTCCTTAGAGTGTTGCAAAAAGAACTTCTTAATCTTTGGTAATCTTCTAGTACCTAATAACCAAGCACTTCCGATATTAGTACCGTTGATAGGACACACTCCAAACGAGCAATACAGATTGTTCCATTCATCCCGTACACTGTAGCACTTGCTGGATGTAGCGTAAGACATATACACAGCATCTCTAGGGTGGTGCATAAGCCCAAGAATCTCTAACATGTCTTCCTCCCGCAGGTCTTCGTACAGATCAACTGCGTCCATGTCTCCTTGTGCTTCATCTATCCTAAGCTCCATATCTTCTGCTTCTCGGTATCATCCTGGATTCAAACTCTGCTGCTAATAACTTAACTGGCAAGGCTGAACTACTTTTCACTTCGATTGTTACATCGTTTGGTTGTCCCTGTACGGGGAATCTGAAGTGTCCGTCTTGTGGTGTGAAACTATTAAGTGTTAAGTCTGCACCAGTTATAGCAGGATTAAATGCGTAGGTGTAGGTGTCTCTAAACTTAGGAGTTACTTCCACAACAAAATGTCCGGTCTCTGCATAGTTCAAGCTACCGCTACGAATCGTTTGGAAGGTGTAATCAGATGCACTACGACCTCCTCTTTCTGTCGGCTGCTTCAGTGTCTGATCGGAGAACTTGTACAACATATTGTACGGGATACCTGCAAAGAATGGAACAGATGTTATATCTCCACTGACTGTACCTGCTGTAGCTGATGTTCTAGTGAACGCATACTCGTGTCCAGTTTTACTGTATATCTCAACATCTATTGGATCGTAAGGAAACCCGCTGATCGTAGTAACACCCCCGCTAAAGCTAGTAGTCAAAGCACTACCATCTATCCTACTGTCTAAACAGATAGTATAAGTAAGTCCTGTGTCCTGTAGATCGTTCTCTAGTGGTAGTACTTCTAAGTAGGTGGATGTAGTATCGTTCGTTACCAAGTGTAAGTTAGACTCGATGAACTCTAATCCGATAACATCTCTACTAAGTGTGAACTTCTGCCAAGCTGATTGTATCTTCTCTTTACCTTGCCAAAAGAACTTGTACACAAATATCTCTTTTCTGTTCTGATTGTTAACCAGTGCTATGACATTCTCAACAGAAGTACCCGCCATAGCAATAACATCTGATTGTATGTAAGTAGGTACTTGAGCTGTTACTTCTGCTGCATCAAAGATGTTAGTATCGTTATCTACAAAGTACTCAGTAACCCCTGCATATCCGTTCCGTTTGAATGGGAAGTATACATAGTTATTCAGTACGATTGGACGAATCTCTGGTGTGGAATTGTATTCAGTAGCGGGTGTTATGCTTACCGTCTTAGGTGTTAACAAGTCACTACCTCTAAGTACGAACTGTGTATTCTCAGAGAACAACAATAACTTCTCTTGGAATGGTACAGCGTGTTTAAGAATAGCTACTCTTGTGTGACTTACTCCTACATCTATCCGAGAACTGTCCAACAGCTGTAGTACAGTAGCCCTCCAAAAGTTAAAGAACTCATCTGCTTCACTGAATACAATACTATCATTAGTAAGTACACCCAGACGATTCTTAAAGAAGAACATATCGTTTATCTTACTACCTACAAATGTAGGAGCTGGATTTGTTTCGTCGTCTCCTACTAACCTATCTGTCCAATCAGCAACATCTAATGTCCAGTTGGTAAATGTAGCATCCGGTACTAGCTGTAGGGGCATAGTGTTAGCGTTGATCTCAGTCTTTACACCGTATCCTATATCCTCTACCCAAGTACCTTCTCCGAAGTCATTACCGTCTTTTGTTTGGAAAATAACATAGTAATCATCTTGGACTAGCTCTGTATCTCCTTTTACTTTTACTCGGAAGTTATTGAATGCTTTAGCTGGTAGGTCTGTAATATTAGATACTTCTTTATATACTAATCCTAATCCTTGATCTGCTATTCCATCATTGGTGTGTATCCTAAAGTCTTCAGTAGCTGTAAGTTTTATAATAGCATCTTCTCTTACTACTGTACCGTTGAACGCAGCAACTGTTCCTAATGCAGCGAATGCTGTTGCTCTATTGCCTCCTGACGGTGGTAACTGTATTGTAATAGTAGGTGCAGATGAATAGTTACTTCCACCGTTGGTTATAATAATACCAGTAACAAAACCTCCTGAATTTACTGTAGCTATACCAGTAGCACCACTACCACCCCCTCCGCTAAAAGTAACAGAAGGTGGAATGAGTGGATCATAATTAGCACCAGCGTGTGTAATAGTAGCAGAAGCTACAAAATCCGAATTACCACCGTTGTTTAATACATTGTATAGTTGTGTAGCTATAGTAATCGTATCAGCATCACTACCTCCACCCGCTACTCCATCCCCACTAAGAATATCAAAACTCTGTTCTACATCATCGCTTGTATCAAACTCACCGTCTGGTCCTGCGAAGATAGTGTGTACAGCATATTGCTTATCGTAGTCTCCCAGCTTAACAAATACTAAAGCTTCGTAAGGAAGTGTGGAACTAAGAGAAGCACCTAATGATACTGTCTGTTCTTTGTTAGCTAAGAATGTATAGTCAGCAACAGTTAACGCTTTAACATCAGTACGGGGAGTAGTAACATTATTGAGGTAGGTTTGAGCGTTAGCTGTAATAGTAACTGTCTTCTCCGATCCGTCACTCAGATCAAATAAAGATAGATCATTGTTATCTATAACAGCAGCAAATTGATTATCATCGTCTCTATCTATAAAGTGTACAAACGCATCGTTGCTTACTTTACTTGTGAACAGTTTGCTTGTGTGTCTTGTATTAGGACGCTTTACCAATCCCTCAACAACAGTAGCCCAAGCATTAATCTGCTCATCACACTGTCCAGGATAACGAAGATTGTCAGGCTGCTGCGATACGCCCTGTGCTAGGTTAGGTACACTGTTTACTAACAGAGGCATCGCTTATCTATCTAATACTCTTAGTACGCTGTAGTGGTCAAAGATAGTTCTGTCTGCATTCTCAGAGTCACTATCGATAGCACGGGCTTTAGCTTCTATCTCGTCTCTCAAAGCAAATCCTTCAATCTCTCTACTGCCTAAGAATCTGTTAGCAAAGATACGAGCTGCTTTAACTGTGATGTAGTGTCTGAACTGCTCAGGCATATCTGTGAATGCTAACTCAAAAGTGATGGAGGCTTTAACCTCCTTGGTCCATACATCCGTGTGATTCTTTCTATCGTATAGAGTAAGTCCACGCTGTACTGGATCGCTGTCTGTATAAAGTTGTGGGTCTAAGTCTACCTTCAGTGTGTTACTTGGTAATGTAATCTTAGATGTGGAAGCGTCAGGAGTCAGGGTGTATTCATGTTCTGTATTGAAGTGCCAACCCTCTGACTGTACGGCTTTACTGGTTTCGTCCAGCACTGCTTCCGCTTGTATGACTGTTACGGGAACTGCTGTTCCTCCTAATGTATTTACTGGTGCTTCTCCAATAACGGAGATCATCGTGTTTACTGCATTCAGTTTAGTCGTAAGTGCCATAGCTATATAAATAAGTAATCCCGATGGAGGGAGCGGAACGAATCACAGACCTCCCAACACCGAGAGAAAACAGGTTATGCGATCAATTCGATAGCACACTCTGGACGGAGAACTCCGTGACCCATAGCGTACTTCGCAACAAAAAGCGTACCTTGACGCTCGATCTGATACTCAGATTCGGTAGCAAGATCAAGCAACTTAACAGTTCCTACAGCAGCAGAGTGAGAAACGATACCTTTAGTATTGGTGAAGTTTCCGTTGTATCCGATACCGTTACCACCAAACACATCGTTGTTAGCCTCACCGTCACCGCCAGAAGTGGAGCTGAGGTCAGTTGATGGAATGTGGTTGGACTTGAAGATGCTGATACCAGCGATCTGTGGAATGTTACCAGCAGCAAGACTTCCGGCTCCTCCAATATCTTTATTGATAGCGGAGGTAAGAGAGAAGCTGTTGGAATCGTCAGCACCAGTGATAAGCCTGTAGTACTCTTGAGGACGCAATACACAGAAACGACCGTCGCTAGGAACATCGTGTTCATCCATGCGTTGAGCAGCACTAAACAAAGCAGCTACCAAATCAGCACCCGTAGGATCAGTAACATCTGTGTTAGCGTCTCCGAAGTTTACGAATGCGTTTTGACTGATGTCAAGGATGCTTCCACCTTTACCAACTTGATTCAAGTTAGCAGCTGAACGAGCAGCAGCGATGAACACTTTAGCAAGAGCAGTGTCAAAACGAACTGCAAGTGCTTTACCCAACTCGTTAGCGTATACTGAACGAATGTCGTAATGGTTCTTTACATCGTCGATGTTAGCCAAGAAGGTAGAAGCAACAAGCATCTTATCGATGGTGATTACTCTTTCAGTCTTAGCAATATCACTGAGGTAGCTGTTGCCAGCGTCTGCGATGTTTTGACCAGGAGTGTGGTACGAAGCGGTAGCGATTCCAGTTACTGGGAACTGTGCAGACTTTCCGTTTTCGATTGTTCTAATTGTGTGTAGAGGTTTGAAGATGTTGGACTCCTCAAAGCTTTGCAGAATCTCTCCGCTGAACTTTTTAAGGAACAACTCATCATTGTCAGTACCAGCGGATAAACCTTTACCAGCACTTCTAATACCTACACGACTTGGATCTGTATTTCCGTTAGCCATAATATATGTCTCCTATGTTATAAGTTATTGAATGTGTGATGATTACCAGTGACTTTCACATCTTTCGTCTTCACAGGATTGTCCTCCGCAGAGGGTCGAGGGACTAGTTGTTGCTAGTTGTCGATTAAATTTAAGTATAAGTAAAATGTAAAAAGGCTTGACTGTCAACCTCTACGACCACTTGGACCAAAGTAGAAACCAAGGATACAAGGCAGAATTACTGTGCATCCCATAAGGCTGATGTGTCCAGAAGATATAGTGAGTGGCTCTTGGTTGGCTTGGAAGCTGATGAGTCCGAATAAGAACTCGTTGACTCCCTCTCCATCTGCGTTTGTGAGTGTGACGATTTCTGCGGTGGGGAAGAGGGTGCACAGGACGATACACGCACAGAGCGTAGACACCCCGATAACAGCAAGAATACGACGAGTAAAAGAAACAAACTCCCCAGAACCTTCTTTATGGAGGTTAGCTTGTAGTCTAAGGAAATTATCGTTGTTACGAGCCTCTCTCGCCATTTCAAGATCGTGCTTCTGTTGACGGGCTTCAAACACATAACCAAAAACCCCTTTAAGAATCGCACCCATAGCAGTACTACCACCGCCCGTAATAAATAACATAAGTAATTCACCCATCTTTTCACCACGCTCCTACTCTCATTTGATCTACTTTCATTCGTAGAATATCTAACTCTTTCTCAAGATACTTCAATCGTTCAAACTGTTGATGGTCTGATGTTATCGGTGCATCTTGCATTTCCAACAGATGATCCAGGTCTGCTTTGGATTGTTCTGCAAACTTCTCGATGTGCATCATCCGTGCTGACAAATCCCCAAGCATAGTACCTTCATGTTGTACTCGACCAAGTCCGTTATCCAACTCATTGATCTTGTTCCATATAACACTGTATCCCCAAACCACGCTACCTACCACAGCTATTACTTTAGCCATGAATGCAAGGTTAGCTTTTACTTGTACATTCTCGCCTATCTCTGTTGCCATAGACTTTATCATAAACAGAAACCCCTAGCTAGGGAAACAAATAAAGAGCGAAACAAAAACCTAGCTAGGGGCCTATGAATAAT